GTTTACGTTGTCAATCAAAATGATAATATTCTGTCGGTAGGGGCGGTCTGAATCTCTAAAGGCAATCAGCCAAAAGACCGGCGCCCCCTATCGCGTGAATTTTTTCCGGTTCAAACGGGTGATTAAACCCTGCCAACTTCAGAAAGGAGATGAAAAGCGTGGCAAGAGATGGAACCTACCGCGGCGGCAGACGAATACGTGCCGGTGACAAACCGGCATCTGCCGCTGAGAAAAAAGCAAAAGGACAGAGACCTCTGATCATGAGAAATGACATTCCGGATCTCGAACCAGAAGAACTGGATGCCGTGGATCTTCCGGAAGGCGCTGTGCTTCAAGGAGCCGACATGCCGAAGCCTGATGAGTATCTGTCCGCAAAGCAGAAAAATGGCAAGCCGCTCGGCGCGGACGCCATCTACAAAGAAACCTGGCTCTGGCTCAAGAAACGTCACTGCGAGAATCTCGTGAACAAGCGTCTCATCGAGTCCTATGCACAGAACTTCGCCAGATACATTCAGTGCGAAGATGCGATATCGACCTACGGACTCCTCGGCAAGCACCCGACGACTGGCGGCGTAATCTCCTCCCCCTTCGTTCAGATGGCTTCTCAGTTTCAGAAATCCGCCAACCTGATCTGGATGGAGATTTATGACATCGTAAAGCAGAACTGCACCGAGGAGTTTACGGATAATCCGAATGACACGATGGAGCAGCTCCTCCGCTCACGGAAAGGACGATAAATGGATAACGAAGAAAAGCAAACACAGTACTATCTCGCTGATATAGATACGATCATACCATACGCCAGAAACGCCAGAACACACTCCAAGGAACAAATCGCTCAGATCGCCGCATCAATTAAGGAATTTGGCTTCCTTTCTCCAATAGTTGTATCGGATGACAATACGATTCTCTGTGGTCACGGCAGGTACTATGCGGCACAGCAGCTTGGACTTAAAAAGATACCGTGCGTGAAAGAAAAATGGTTGACCGATGCCCAGAAGCGTGCCTATACCCTCGCTGACAATCAGCTGGCTTTAAATGCCGGATGGGACGAGGACATGCTCTCTGTAGAACTATCTGATCTTCAGGCTGACGACTATGATCTGTCGCTTCTCGGATTCGATGAAAAGGATCTGGAAAAACTGATGATGAATCCCGATGATACAGGTGCAAAGGACGATGATTTCGATCTGACTGCTGCTCTTGAGAAAGCCTCCTTCGTAGAAAAAGGTGATCTCTGGACAGTCGGAAAGCACCGGCTGCTCTGCGGAGACGCTACTTTCTCTGAAGATGTAGATACACTTATGGGTGATAAGACCGCAAACCTTATCGTAACGGATCCGCCGTATGGAGTCTCGTTCAAGGCGTCCGACGGACTTACGATTGAAAACGATAGCTTAAAAGGCGATGAATTTTATCAGTTCCTGCTTGCTGCATTTACCAACATGGCGGATCACTTAGAGAAAGGTGGTGCTGCGTATGTGTTTCATGCAGATACGGAAGGGCTCAACTTCCGGAAGGCCTTCATCGATGCAGGATTTCACTTAGCCGGTGTGTGTATTTGGGTAAAGAACTCACTGGTACTTGGAAGGTCGGATTATCAGTGGCAGCATGAGCCGATCCTTTACGGATTCTTACAGAATGGCAGACATCCGTGGTACTCTGACCGGAAACAGACGACGATCTGGAACTTCGACAAACCGAAACGTAACAAGGACCATCCGACATCTAAACCGCTTGATCTTCTCTCCTACCCGATCAAAAATTCCAGTCAGGAAAACGCGATCGTGCTCGACACCTTCGGTGGCTCCGGTTCCACGATGATGGCCTGCGAGCAGATGAACCGGACCTGCATGACAATGGAACTCGACCCGAAATACGCATCGGTCATCCTCCGTCGATACGTGGAAGATACCGGTGATTCCGAGCACGTGTTTGTCGAACGTGGCGGGAAGAAAATCCCATATTCTGACCTGGTCAAAGAAGTCGAAACCGCCTGAAGAATTCTCACATAAAGCTTGATATTTAAGGCTTTTAGAGCGATATATGTACGTACCAAAAGAACACATCACAAGGAGGTACGCAACATGAAATTAAGCTATAACGCAACAGGAGAAGAACGGAAATCCCTGGTTACAGAGATCTGCCGGATCACCGGAGATGTATCCGAGTACCAGTACATGCCGACCTGCGCCTACAAGATCGGTGATGTCACGGTGGATAAAACCGGAACCGTATTCTGCGAAGATGAAGAAAAGCTCCGTCACATCGAAGAAGAACTGAAGAAAGTCGCCTTTGTACCATCAGACAATGTTGAGGACGAAAAGGTCGAGGAAGAAAAATGCGGACTTACCATCGAGGTTCCGCTCGATAAAGTAAGCGTCGGCAACCTTTCCAACATCCTTCAGGCAAAAGGAACGCTGATCCGTCATGCCCTTGGGATCAGTGACCTTGGGTTTGAGATTAAGGAAGACCGGATTGCATTCCCATGGTTTTCTGAAATGCCGGAGGCAGAGGAAGCGAAAGCCTATACGGATTTCATTTCCAAGCTCTGTAAACTCACTAAGGAACTTAAGCGGGCAAGCAGCAGAGAGATGCCGGTAACCAATGAGAAGTACACGTTCCGCTGCTTCCTTCTTCGGCTCGGATTCATCGGATCAGAGTACAAGAAGGAACGGAAAATCCTGCTTGAGAATCTCTCCGGAAATTCCAGCTGGAAAAACGGCGCTCCGGAAACGGAGGTGCAGGCATGAGAACGATCAGTGCAGAGCAGCTTGAAGACTTAAGAAAACAGTACCCTGACGGAACCCGCGTGGAGCTTCTTCAGATGGACGATGTCCAAGCACCACCTGAAGGAACGTGTGGCACGGTCAACGGCATTGACGACACCGGTTCCCTGCTTGTCAGCTGGGACGACGGTTCTGGCTTGAATGTGATCTACGGTGAGGACATCGTAAGAAAGGTCGGTGAATGACATGGACAAAAAAGTAAAAGAACAGATTCTCGCGATCCAAGGCACCGGCCTTACGAACATGTTCGACTTGAACATGGTGCAGCGTCTCGCCTACGAGCGGGATTTCTACGACTTGGTCCTCTACCTCACATTTCACCGCAGAGAATACGTCCATTTCATTCTTCATGGAGATAGCGAAAACGCCTGAAAAATACACATTTTCTCCGATAAATGACTTGCTATTACATCCGTTTAGAGTGATATATACACTAACAAAAGAAACACACCAAACAAACGGAGGCAAACCATGAAGAACATTTTCGAAGAAACCTACAGAACCATCCAGGAAGCAAAGAAAGCTTATGACAAAGCGGAAACCGCAGAAGAAAGAGACATCGCAAGGGAAACCGCAAACGCAGCGATGGATAAACTCAGAAACCAGGGAGATGTCGCCTACACCATCTGGAGAGCCTTTGAGAAGTCAAAAGACAACGAGAACGAAATCCTAAACTTCGACGACGTCATCTGGGATCGGGATGTGGAAGCCATCACAGCCTGCCTTAAGGAAAACGGAATCAAGGAATTCACCTACTCCTGCCAGGCAACCGACGCGGTTGAAACCCTCTGGCTTTTCAAAGAAGCCGGCTGCAGGATCGGCGAGATGATCGAGGTAAACGTTCGGAGAGCCTTCTTCGGAGAAGGCTACGAAAAGGCGCATGCCTTCAAGATGAGCATCTGCTAAAGGATGCCGGAAGGAGCCCATAAACGGGCTTTTTCTCGTACAGGAAGTCTATGAATAAATACTTCATATCCGAAAGATACCGCTTGCTATATGTGCGCATCAGAGCGAATATACACATACCAAAAGAAAAGCGCACAAAGCAAGGAGGAAGAAAACTATGTGGAGCAAGGGAAGCATCGAGATTGAAAACACGATTTGTAATTACTGGGTAAAGCATTATGAAGAGCCGAGCGAAGACTACGGCATCGACGGAGGAAGAATCAGCAAGTTGATGATCAAGGTGGATGGAAAAACCACATTGAACTACGACAGAGGCTGGGATATCGAGCCGGAGGATGAAGCAAGCCAGCTGGCCTACGGAATCCTGATTCACGAATATAACTAAGAAAACAAAAGGAAGCGGAGCTTAGGGCTCTGTTTCTCGTACAGAATAGATGAAACGAAGGCCGCAGCAATGCGGTTATTTTTATGCCACAAAGGAAGTGAACGACCCTTGGCCATGCGAAAACTAAAGAATTACAAGCCGACACGTTTCATGGCAGAAGACTCAAAGTACAGCAAGGACGCCGCAGACTATGCCGTGCTATTTATCGAAAGTCTCCGTCATACCAAAGGCAGTTGGTACCGAAAGCCCTTTGAACTGATCGACTGGCAGGAACGGATTATCCGCGACGTCTTCGGAATCCTAAAGCCGAATGGCTACCGGCAGTTCAACACGGCCTACATTGAAATTCCAAAGAAACAAGGCAAGTCTGAGCTTGCCGCAGCGGTCGCCTTGCTTCTTACCTGCGGGGACGGAGAAGAGCGTGCTGAAGTTTACGGCTGCGCAGCGGACCGAAACCAGGCAAAGATTGTCTATGACGTGGCTGTCGATATGGTGCGCCTCTGCCCTGCTCTTGATAAGCGGGTGAAGATTCTGGAATCCCAGAAGAAGCTCATCTACCTTCCAACTAACAGCACCTATCAGGTACTTTCTGCAGATGTGGCGAACAAGCATGGATTTAATACCAGTGGCGTCATTTTTGATGAGCTGCATACGCAGCCGAACCGGAAGCTCTACGACGTTATGACGAAAGGATCCGGCGACGCCAGAACGCAGCCACTATACTTTTTGATTACGACCGCTGGAACGGATACGAACAGCATCTGCTACGAAGTCCATCAGAAGGCGCTTGATATCATCGAAGGTAGGAAAATCGATCCCACCTTCTATCCGGTGATCTACGGCGCTGAAGAATCTGAGGATTGGACCGATCCAAAGGTCTGGAAAAAGGCGAATCCTTCTCTTGGCATCACGGTCGGCATCGATAAAGTACAAGCTGCCTGCAACTCAGCAAAGCAGAACCCCGGTGAAGAGAACGCCTTCCGGCAGCTTCGGCTGAACCAATGGGTGAAGCAGGCCGTCCGCTGGATGCCGATGGACAAGTGGGATGCCTGTGCATTTTCTGTGGATGAAGATGACCTGGAAGGCCGCGTCTGCTATGGTGGTCTTGACCTCTCCTCCACTACAGATATCACGGCATTCGTTCTTGTTTTTCCACCAAGAGACGAGACAGACAAATATGTCGTGCTCCCCTACTTCTGGATTCCGGAAGATAATGTGGACCTCAGGGTTCGGAGAGATCATGTGCCATACGATCTTTGGGAGAAGGAAGGATACTTAGAAACAACAGAAGGAAACGTCATCCACTACGGATTCATCGAGAAGTTCATCGAAAACCTTGGTGAACGATTCAATATCCGGGAGATTGCCTTCGACCGCTGGGGAGCAGTTCAGATGGTCCAGAACCTTGAGGGCATGGGATTTACGGTCGTTCCATTCGGACAGGGGTTCAAAGATATGACCGGTCCCACAAAAGAACTCATGAAGTTAACGTTGGAACAAAGGATCGCCCACGGTGGTCATCCTGTGCTTCGCTGGATGATGGACAACATCTTTATCCGGCGTGACCCAGCAGGCAATATCAAGATGGATAAGGAAAAATCAACGGAAAAGATTGACGGAGCAATTGCTCTAGTGATGGGGCTTGACCGTGCACTCCGTGGCGGTAACGATGACGGCTCATCTGTTTATGATGAGCACGGTATTTTATTTCTGTGAGGTGATTCATATGGATGTTAACGATGTTGTCGGATGCAGGTTTGGAAAACTACATGTGGATTCATATGCTGGATCCGATTTCTATGCAAACGAAAAGAAACGCCGAAGTTTCTACAACTGCACATGCGATTGCGGAAATCATGTAAAAGTCTGCAGAAAACTTCTGATTAGCGGCAGACAGACGACATGTTGCCATTGCTGTCGCATTGAATCTGACAATGATCACTTACGTTATGTCACAGAAAACGGTGACTTTTTTATTTTTGATACAAGCGATCGGCAAGCAATTGAGAAGCATTGCTGGTATATAGACAAATATGGATATGCGATTGCCAGAATTAAAGAAAAGAACGTAAGACTTACACGGTACCTTCTTGGAATCGGTGACAGTAATTATGTTGATCATATCAACGGGAACCCAAGAGACAACAGACGGTGTAACCTAAGAGTAGCTACCCCAATACAAAATATCAGGAATATGCGGCTGCCAAGCCATAACTCATCTGGGTTTAAAGGAGTCAGTTACAGGAAGGATAGAGGAAAATATCGGGCATACATCAGTCTGCACGACAAAACTAAACATCTTGGCTATTATGACACAGCTGAAGACGCAGCGAGGGCTTATGATGAAGCCGCTCGCTTTTATTTTGGCAATTTTGCCTGTCTGAACTTTCCTAATAAAGGTGAACAGGGATGTCTCAGAAATAGAATGGAGGATATCGTATGAGTGTATTTTCAAAGCTATTTAAATCAAGAGACAAGCCGCAAGATTCCACGAACGGGTCTGGCTACAGATATTACTTTGGCGGCACAACTTCCGGAAACACCGTAACAGAACGTTCTGCTATGCAGATATCTGCAGTTTATGCTTGCATAAGAGTTTTATCAGAGGCTATCGCAAGTTTGCCGCTGCACCTTTATGAATATGCAGACGAGGGCAGTAAGACTAAGGCGTTAAAACATCCCCTATATAGGATTCTACATGATGAACCGAATCCAGAAATGACTTCGTATATCTTCAGGGAAACGCTGATGACGCACCTCCTGCTATGGGGCAATGCCTACGCACAGATAATCCGGAACGGTCGCGGTGAAGTCGCCAGCCTCTATCCGCTTATGGCAAACCGTATGAAAGTCGACCGTGATGAAAACGGTCACATTTACTATGAGTACCAGATGAATACATCGGATGCTCCTACCATGAAAACCGGAACGGTGAGGCTTTCTCCAAGCGAAGTGCTGCATGTACCTGGACTTGGATTTGACGGCCTTGTCGGCTACTCCCCGATTGCGATGGCGAAAAACTCCATTGGCATGGCAATGGCAACCGAAGAATACGGTGCGTCCTTCTTTAAGAACGGCGCAAATCCATCTGGCGTGCTTTCCATGCCAGGAACCGTGAAGGACCCGGAAAAGATCCGTTCTTCCTGGGAAGCAGGCTTTGGAGGAAGCCACAAGGCAAACAAGGTAGCGATTCTTGAAGAAGGTATGACGTATACGCCAATCTCCATTTCACCGGAGCAGGCGCAGTTCTTGGAAACGCGTAAATTCCAGCTCGATGAGATCGCGAGAATCTTTCGGATTCCTCCCCATCTCATTGGTGACCTGGAGCATGCGACGTTTTCCAACATTGAGGAGCAGTCACTGGAATTTGTGACCTACACCTTAGAGCCGTGGCTTTCCCGCTGGGAACAGTCTATGCAAAGATCCCTGCTTCTACCGCAGGAAAAGGACAACTACTTCATCCGCTTTAACGTAGATGGCCTCCTCCGTGGTGACTACCAAAGCAGGATGAGCGGATATGCGACTGGTATCCAAAACGGCATCTACTCCATCAACGATGTCCGGGAGCTTGAAAACATGGATCTGCTATCGGATGAGGAAGGCGGCAACCTTCACATCTTAAACGGAAATGTCGTGAAACTGAAAGATGCAGGCTCCGCCTACACGCAGAATACAACATCAGAAGAAAAGGAGGACTCGGATGAATCCACAGAAGAAGTTCTGGAAATGGGTAAGAAACAAAACACCCGCTCCAAACAATCCAAACGAAGTAACTGAATCAAGGACGCTGTTTTTAAACGGTACAATTGCTGAAGAGAGCTGGTTTGACGATGATGTCACCCCGGCTCTTTTTCGTTCCGACCTTGAAAGCGGCACGGGTGATATCACGGTCTGGGTGAACAGCCCTGGAGGTGACTGCTTTGCGGCAGCACAAATCTATAACATGCTCCGTGACTACAAAGGAAAGGTCACCGTAAAAATTGATGGGCTTGCCGCATCGGCAGCATCGGTCATTGCAATGGCAGGCGATGAGGTTCTCGTCTCCCCTGTTTCAATGATCATGATCCATAACCCTTCAACTATTGCGATGGGTGATACAGCAGAGATGCAGAAGGCAATCGAAATGCTTTCTGAAGTGAAGGCTTCTATCATCAACGCCTACCAGGAAAAGACCGGCCTTTCCAGAAACAAGCTCTCGAGGCTCATGGATGAGGAGACCTGGATGGACGCCGGCAAAGCGGTCGAGCTTCACTTTGCAGATGGCGTGACTTCTCGCGATGAACTCTACAATACCAAAACGGTACCCGAGCCGGATCAAGGCAAGGATCACCCTGATGGACAGGAAGAGAATCCGGCGGAGAATGTAGATCTGCCTTCCGGCATGCTCTTCTCCCGCCATCAGATCGCTGCCGCTATCAACAAAAAACTCTGCGATTACGCAAAGCACCACCCTGCGGAAAAGGAATCTCAGATTCCGCAGACAAATGATACTTCTCACTTACACCGGGTCGATGACCTCGAAAAGAGACTCGATCTCATGAAACAGTTCATTTAAGGAGGACAGACATTATGACTTTACAGGAACTTATGAACAAAAGAGCTGTAGCCTGGGAAGCTGCAAAGGCATTTCTTGACTCTCACAGAAACACGGATGGACTTCTTTCTGCAGAAGATGGCCAGACCTATGACCGCATGGAAAAGGAAATCACCGATTACACGAAAGAAATCGAGCGCCTGAACCGTCAGGCAGTGATCGAGGAGCAGATGGGAAAACCGACTGCTTCTCCCCTCACTGGAAAACCAGGTGCAGGCATGAAGGATGAAGTGAAAAAACATGGCCGCGCTTCCAAGGCTTATGCGAAAGCGATGATCGCTGCCATGCGTACCGGATTCCATCAGGTATCCGATGTCTTAGAGGAAGGAAACGATGCAAACGGCGGATACCTCGTCCCAGAGGAATGGGACAGCCGCCTGATTGACAAACTGGAGGAAGAGAACATCTTCCGTGGCCTTGCCACCACCATCACTACTTCCGGAGAGCATAAAATCAATATCGCAGGAACAAAACCAGCTGCTGCATGGATTGAGGAAGGCGGAGCACTGACTTTTGGAGACGCCACTTTCGATCAGATCGTGCTGGACGCGCATAAGCTCCATGTAGCAATCAAAGTCACTGAGGAGCTGCTCTACGATAATGCCTTCAATCTGGAAAGCTATATCATCGCCCAGTTTGGAAGAGCTATCGGAAACGCCGAGGAGGATGCGTTCCTGAACGGCGATGGAACCGGCAAACCGCTCGGAATCTTCGCAGAGACTGGTGGCGGCGAGAAAGCCGTTACGCTTGACAATGTGAAGATAAGCACGGATGATGTGCTGACCCTCATCTATTCCCTGAAGCGTCCGTACAGAAAGAACGCCCGCTTCATCTTAAATGATACTACCCTTGCAGCGCTGCGTAAGCTCAAGGATACGAACGGAGCCTACATCTGGCAGCCGTCCTATCAGGCTGGCGAACCGGACAGACTCTGCGGATACTCCGTGCTGACTTCCGCCTACTGCCCGGGACTTGAGGCTGGAAAGAGCGCCATCGCATTTGGTGATTTTTCCTACTACAACATCGGCGACCGTGGCACTCGTTCCATGCAGGAGCTTCGTGAGCTGTTTGCTGGAAACGGCATGATCGGCTATGTGGCAAAGGAGCGTGTGGACGGCAAGCTGGTGCTTCCGGAAGCGGTACAGATTCTCGGCGTAAAGAGCGCCTAATCTTAAGGAGGGATCCGCGTGATTATCACTGTTGATGAAATGAAAAATTATCTTCGTGTAGATGATGATGCCGACGATGCTTTGATTGAATATCTCATCGGATCTGCAGAAAAACTCTGCTCCGATGTTTTAAGAGTTGATGAACTTCCGAATCAGGAGAATGTAAAGGTCGCTGTGATGTATGCGGCGGCCTATCTTTATGAACATCGGGAGGAAGCAGATCATCATGCCCTTATCATCACGCTGAGATCCCTCCTGTTTGGAGACAGAAAGGCGGAATTCTAATGAACATCGCACTTCTGAGTGAGCGGATCATGATTCAGAAATCAGAAGTTTCTTCTGACGCTATTGGAAACCGCCTCAGTACCTGGAATGACTACTTCTCTTGTTATGCAACGGTCAGCTCGGAATCACCAACAGAGGAAACGGCAGCAGGAGCTACCTGGGATGAAAGCATGATCGACTTTACGGTTCGCTGGTGCAAGGAAACGGCAGTGCTCAGTTCCAAGGGGTATCGGATCTGCTTCAAAGATGTTATTTACGGCATTGAAGGAATTGACCATATGAACTTTAAGAAGAAAGCAATCAA